ATGTCTGTAATTTGCCAGCATTGGCTTTGCTTGTGCCAGTAGCGGCAGCACCGTTATAGGTTTTATCTTGTGCTGTTGCTAAAACAACTAGTGGGATCGAGCCAGTATTGCTGTTAACATATTGACTTTGATCGTTAATGGAAATTTGAATTCCTGGAGAAACTAGTGCCATGGTGTTATTCCTTTAAAATACATGTTATAGTTATTTATAATAAAGGTATATTTTTGGGTGGTTACAGGAGCCTTTGGGAAGGTTTAACGTAAATACTGTATGCTTACTAGAGAACTATGCCCACTATGCCATGTCAATCTTGTTGCAGTTAACTATGTTCGGGATGGCATTTCACACTACCGAAACAGTTGTACGGCTTGTATTAGAAAAGGCAAGAAACTGCGTCCCGAACCACCGGCATGGCAACGATCAGGTTATAAGAAAAAACCCACCTGTGAGAAGTGTGGGTTTAAGTTTCGATTTATGGAACAAAGCGTAGTGTTCCATGTGGATGGTAATTTAAAAAACAACAATCACTTTAATCTCAAGACTGTGTGCTTGAACTGTCAACAAGAGATTTATAAGAGCCGCTTGCCATGGAAACCGGCTGCGATTGTACCAGATTTTTAACTGCGGCATACAGTTCTTCGATAGTTCCATTGTTGTCAATAACAACATCAAAACGTGTTCCGGCCCAACTTGTTTCGCTGGGGTGAATACCGTTGTCTTTTAACCATTTGGCAGCTTTGGTATCGCCTGAGTTGGCCTTGGCAGCAATATCGTACCAGTGTGGAGTAATACCACGTTGCACCCAAACGATTCGTCCGCCTTGTGCTTTGATACTTTTAATTTCATTAGGGAAACGGCAGTCACTGATTACTATACTGTCTTGGCTATTACGCAGTTTATTTTCTAAACTAGCAATCCACATATCGTCATGGAATCCATCACGTATAACTTCAGTGCCCCAGTATTGCAGGACCCATCTTGGAGTAAGATTAGGCATATTTAAACGTTCTGCCCACCAAGGATCTACTTGCTCGCGCCATTCACGTGCTGACTTAGTACGTCCTTCTAACATGGTACGATCCCAACCAAATACTGCAGACACCGCATCTTTAAGTGTGCTAGCAAACGATTCACGCCTAAATTCGTGGAAGTTAACCAAATAGTCTGCGGCTGTATCTTTACCGCTACCAATCAAACCGCAGATTCCTATGATCATAAAAAATGCTCCTATTACAGAGCATTTTAACGGATTTGTAACACAAAGGTCAAATTATTTTTTCTTCAAAACAATTGGACCGACTCGGCGTGTTGTGCTGGCTTTGTTTACAGAATCAGTTTCACTTGATCCATCTGGAGTGAGTTGTAGGTGTCCAGCTTCAGGACCAAATGCTTTTGCGGCCTGATCTAAAATACGACGTTCTCCGTCAGTGTAAGCAGTAGCAATCAATGATTGTCCGGCAGGACCTTCTTTGGCAGGTTCGTGCTCATATTCGCCGCTGGGATCTCCGGCACCTGCTAAGAACATAGCAGAAAAGCGCCAAGGAGCATAAGGACTTGAGTTGTCTAACTTGTGATGACTACGCATACCGGGTGTGGCAGTTTGATGGCTATCTGGGATGCCATCATTGTCGGCGTCGTTGTCTACTTTTTTTGCTTCTGCAATAATTTCAGTGATTTTCATATAGTATATTTAGCCTGTTACCCATGTCAAAGGCTGGCTGCCATCAACATAGTTCTTCAAGTCTTCCTCTAATTTTTCCATTTCGGCTTGTGCTTCTGCTTTCATAGCAGATCCGTTAAGTGTGGTGCCACCTTGTGGTCCTGCAATACTACTAAACTTTTCGTAGGCTTGTGCTAGAATACGTTTGCAGAAACTATAAGCCCACTCTTGTATCCAGGGAAAAGCATAAGTGTCGTTAAAGATCATTTGATCTGGTTTGACATTGTTGATCCAAAGCAATACCGATTCCATTTGATCTGCTGGCGGATTTGCACCTTGCCAGGGAATTTTACGAACCAGTGTTAGTTTCTTAGTAACTGGATTAAATGTGTAATTAATGTAACCACCGAACATGGTCATTGCCAGTTTCTGATAATCTACAAACAATTCATAGTTTGTTAGTCCACCAACACGTCCAGCTACCAACATGTAAGTGTTCAGGTATCCTGAACTAAATGGTTCAAATTGGCTAGCAGTTGTTCCTGTGGTTGATCCAATACCACGTCTGAAAATGGCACGCACATTGATAATTTCTTTGGGCAGTATGTACTCTTGTGTTTCAGGCAACAACTGCAAAAATGCATAACTTTCTTCTGTTGAGTTTTGTGCTTTTTGTCTGTATTTTATTAGGGCCTGATTAATGCCCATTTCGTAGTGTTCTTTTTCAAGTTCCACATCAACTAATCCATCGCCTAGGCGCATACGAATATAGTCAATGATACTGGCTCGCATTGAGTCAGTGGTATTACCGTACTGCCAATTGGGATCAGTTACTCCAGGAAATGTTACTGTATCGTTGCCATCGAAGGCTATGTGTGCATTGGCCTGTGTTCCAGTAGCAGGATTAAACAACGATCTCGTGGTGATATTGTTGTTGTTATCATATCCTGTATCTGCGGTAACATTACCAGTAAAAGGTGTAGCCATAAAAACTCCGTTATATAGTATTTATAACTACATAACGGAGTAGGGCTTTTACTGAACTTTGAGTAGGACCATGTCTGCGTTAATGCGCCCGTTTAGTGCAGTTTCTGTGGCTTTAATATTGCCCATAAACTTGCGCAATTCTACTTTGCTGGCTCTAGCAAACTCTTTGAGTTTTTCATCGGGTTTTCTAATAGTTTTGCAGACACTCTTAACAGTATCGTAACCGGTAATTGTAGTACCTTTGATGCCCAAGGGACCTGTTAAACTGTCAGCAACATACTGCCCAATTTTGCGGGTCTTGGTGTTGTACACCCACAGTTCTTTTGCCCCCAATACATCAACAGGATTGACACTGATGATTTTGAGTGTTTTATCTTCTTTAGCGTACTTGAGTTTGGCCACAACTTTTTCTTTGCTGACTGCACGTGGAGCACGCACTTTCTTTAAACTCTTTTTAACGCCTCTATACTGCTCAATATCTTCCAACAGTTTTTCAATGAATGCACTGATAAGTTTGAAGTCTGCGGCCTTGTAGTGACGATATCCTTCTGCAAGTTGCTCATCTTTTTTACTACTGGCTTGTGCAAGTTCAGCTAACCTTGCAGTATACACATCCACATACTTGGTCAATTGACTTTGTGGCACATTGTTAGCGACCAAAAAGTCATAGGCTTTAAATGATTTTGCGGCAGTCACAAAGTCATCGTAATGCCCTTCAAGTTCGCCAATGGTTTCGGCAGTTTTCTCGTTAAGGCGATCCTGGATAGTGGGCACGTATGCTTTGGGCTTTTCGCCTTCCACAGTCTCAACCACTTCTGGGTCTGCTAACTCGATAGATTTTCTAATGGCATCTGTAATGAATTCAATGTGGCGTCCACGGAATGGCATGCCCGCACGATGCGCCATGATTAGGCTACAGGCAGTCATACTCAGAGAACGATCTGGACTGCGAATAAACGCACTCAATTCTGACTTGGTAAATGTAGTAGGCTGTGCCTGCATCCATTCTACCACATATTTCTTGCAGTCCTTTTGACTGTAGTAATAATTGTAGTAATAAAAACTCTTTCGCAAGAAGTGGTCAAATGTCTCATTATCAAACTTCTCAGCACGTTCAGTATCCCACACTGGCTCACTGCCAGTGTATTTCTCATCAGCAAAGTTGCCGCCACGTGGCTTTGCTACTTTGGTTTTAATCTTGATGCCTGCTACTATTGCCATGTGTGCTCCTTACGAAAGTTTTTCAAGTATAGCATAAAGTTTAACAGCCAACAACCGTTCTCTACTCCATGCCTCCAATTCCCAGGGTTGCTCATAGTAATCTTTCTTTACTTGTCGACCCATCCAAAAGTGTTTTAGCCCACGTCGGGTTTCTTCCAAACGATACTGCCCTTTAACCATTTGTTTTACATGCACCATTTCGTGTGCTAGAGTATATACCAAATCTTCAAATTTTAGTGAACTGTCCAAAAACATCATGACATACTTGGGACGAATCATGTCAGCTTTGATAATACATCCACGCATGTCATCTGTTTTGCGCAATTTGGGACGAAACACAATTTCCAATTCCCACGTACTACTGGTAATATTGAGTTCTCTTTGAAAGAACCCAGCCGCTTGCTCTACAAAAGCTCGTTTACCTCTAGCACGGCAATTTACTACTGTTTTCATACCTACCTTTTAGTATAACAATTTGGAAAAAATAACCCAATGCTCAAAATCCTGTATACTGTTGTTTAATTGCAACAATAAATCTGTGTACTTTGGTGTTACTTGTCGTAAACGCTTACATTCTACAGATTCTCTGCTTAAATCATCAGCAATTTTTCGACAATTTCGGTACATTTTAAATAGCTCGCTACGGGCTCTCATATCTGTAGTACTTTTTACTACATTAAAAAGCTCTTCTAGTCGGGCTATTTGTTGGTCCATACGTGTATTATACTATAAAAATCATTCTGGGTCAAATCCATAAATATTACAATATAGGAACAGTTATGGCACGTTTGAGTCTTTGGAAAGACGGATTACACACTAATGATTACAAATTTTTTGATCGACGTATCAGTGAGATGTTTACCATTGGTGGAACTGGGATATTGCTCAACAAGTATTTAGGTCCTGCTGCATCCGGAACACAACTTGCCACTAGTTCTGCACAATCCGCAGTCAGCGACCCTCTGACCTTTAGCAATACCACAGGTGTACAAGTTGGCAATTTTGTGTTTGGTTCAGGTATCCCTTCTGGAACTACAGTTGCCGCAGTTACCTCAACCACTGTTACATTGAGTGCCAATACTGCAGCCGTAGTTGGTTCTGGTGTCACCATTGGCTTTAGTTCTGATGCTACACAACCTGCGTACACCAATACCAGTGCCTTAAACATACAAGACTTGTTGTACACAGAAAATAGAGATCGCAAGTACGATACCAATGTTTACAAAATGCGTGGCATCTATCAACGTGCCGATCAAGATTTTGACTTGAGTCAATTTGGTTTGTTCTTACAAACTGGCACCTTGTTCATGGTGTTCCACTTACGTGACATGGTTGATACCATTGGCCGCAAGTTGTTGGCCGGTGATGTACTAGAGTTCCAGCACTTGAAAGATTATGACGCACTAAACGAAGACTTGCCAGCAGCACTAAAAAGATACTATGTAGTCGGTGATGCGTCATTTGCCGCTGAAGGATTTAGTCCCACTTGGTGGCCGCACTTGTGGCGTGTCAAACTTAATCCCTTAGTAGATAGTCAAGAATACAAAGACATTCTTAACAATATTGCAGCCGGAAACGGAACCACTACACCAGTGGGGCAAGTATTAAGCACATATCAAACTTACTTGAACATCAATGAATCTATTGTTGCACAAGCAGAATTTGAAGTGCCAGAGTCTGGTTACGATACCAGTGCAATGTATACATTGCCCACAACTGAGAACGGTGCCGATCCAGTGGGACCTCCTATTACCTCAGACACCACTGCCATTACTTCCGACAACACCAATGATAATATCAACTTGGGTATCAGCAGTCCATTGGGCAAAGTGCAAGGTTATTTGACCGGAGACGGTAAAGCTCCCAACAGTTTAGTCACTGGTGCTGGCATAGGATTTCCTGCTAATCCCGCCATTGGCGATTATTTCTTACGTTTAGATTACTTGCCAAATCGCTTGTTCAGATTTGCAGGATCACACTGGGCCCGAGTTGAAGATGCAGTACGCACCAACATCACCCCAGGAGCAACAAATAATCAGACACAACGATTTAGTTATGTAAATAACACTAATCAATACACAAATCATGAGGGGCAGACCATGAACGAACTACAACCATTGAGTCGTGCTCTTACCCCTACTGCAGACAATAATGAAAGTTAAACAATAATGGCCGGACTTGTACAATATTCTTACGATGGGCAGATCCGTCGCTTCATCTTGCAGTTTATACGCATGATGAGCAACTTTCAAGTTCAATTTGGCAGTGCGGCCGCGGGTACCGCTACACTACAAACGGTTCCTGTTTATTATGGTGATCCTAGTCGCCAAGCTGCAACCATATTGAAACAAAACAGCGAGAACGCTCTCAATGCCGTTCCTGCTATGAGTGCTTACATGAGTGGTCTGACATACGACCGAGACCGTTTGCAAAATCCCTATTACGAAGGCGTGGTCAGAATAAGAGAACAAAATCTTAATCCTGCTACACAAACCTATACTGGCACACAAGATGGACAGTATAGTGTCAGCCGACTAATGCCAGCACCTTACAAGTTGGGCATGAAGTTGGATATTTGGACTTCAAACACAGATCAAAAGCAACAACTATTAGAACAGATGTTGCCCTTGTTTAATCCCGGCTTTGAAATACAAAGCAGTGACAACTATGTAGATTGGACCAGTCTAAGTGTTGTGTTATTGAACAATGTGACCTTAACCAGTAGAGTTGTCCCACAAGGCGGAGACGACAGCAGTATTGATATTGCCACATTAGAGTTTGAAATACCTATATGGCTTACTTTGCCATCTAAGGTGCAAAAAGGTGGCGTTGTCCAGCAAATTATTGCCAATATCTACGACGATTCAGGCAGTTTCAATGGCGATTTAATTGAGATTGCCAGTACTAGTCAAATGCGCTATACTCCATTGAATTACAGTTTAGTTTACGTAGGCAATACCTTAACACTTTATAAAACTCTAAGCGAAGATGGTACCTCGGGCACCACATATCCTTGGTCTGGCCTAGTAAACTTGTATGGTGCGCTCACCAATGGTATCAGTCAAGTTCGTTTAACCTTTGATTATCCCGACGGTCCGCACGAGATAGTGGGTACTGTTGCATACAATCCCGGCAATGGTAATCAACTGTTGTTTACACCTGATCCGATGACTTTGCCGGCTAATACACTACCAGCAGTGAATGCCATCATTGATCCATTTACAGTTACAGTAACCAGTGGCTTGTTAAATCCCACTACCGGAACTAGTTACTTGATACTAAATCCCATCGGCGATGATAATTCTACTTCAGCAGTGGTATGGGCAGGAGCAGAAGGTACCAACTTGGTTGCGGCTGCTAACGACATCATCAAATGGAATGGCACTTACTGGACTGTGGAGTTTAATAGTACTAGTACTCCAACCGTAGAATATGTAACCAATTTAAATACTCAGGTACAATACCAATGGAATGGTACAGCATGGGTTAAGAGTTACGAAGGCATTTACAGATCAGGCCAATGGAGTTTGGTACTGTAATGACTGAGCACACAGAAGGATGCGGGGCACTCATCTATGCAAAGCATACCAAC